TTGATAGTGCCATTTGCAGTTACATTACCAGTAATACTAACTGTGTTTGTGACGTTAACATTACCACCAATTGGGATATAAGGAACTGTTAACAGTCCGCTTGTACCAACTTCTGTGATATGAGTGTGGACAGGATTGTTAGGTGAACTTGATACATTAACAGTATCAACAATGAAAGTATTACCTGTAATAGTAATAGTATCAGCACCCAAAGAAACTGGTAAAGGATTACTTCTAGATATAATATCTCCATTGGCGTTATTAGCCAACATCACCACCTCATAGTGTGATGAAATTTTTGGATCTAATGTACCAGTTTCGACCTTATATTGTGCCATTTAGCAATTCCACTTTCTAAGAGCTAAGGCTTTGCGTGTTGGTTCACCATTAGGTTTTTTCATTGGACCTTCCATGCCACCCATTCTTGCACAGAATGATTTACGGCGATTGGCTGATTTAGAACCCGGTTTTAATTTAGATGGTGGTGTTGTAACTGCCATCGAAAGTTTTGAACCTGGATTTTCACGGCGATATGAAGCAATACCTTTTCGGTTCAATCCGCCTTCAGGATTTTTACCTTCTTTTCTCTGCCATGCAGCAGATTCGGACATAAAATCTTTTAATCTTTTCATAGATAGTTCTTCGTTTTAAATGATTGTAAATTAATACCTTTGCGTTTCAACTTCAACTCATTTGTATCAGAAACAGAAGTTGCATCTTCACCACCGGCACCAATTGTTTCGGTGACTTGTGAGGCCTTTCCAGTTTTCTTTTTGATCTTTTCACCCATGTCACGAGCAATGCTTTCGCCTGCACCGGCCATAGATAAACCTGGTTCAATACCCATGTCAATTGATTCGACTATTTTTTCTTTTTGCTTGGCACGGATTTCGGTGAGGGTGATTTTACGGGTTTCTTTTGTTGTGGTTTCTTCGCCAAAACTGGAGTTTCTTCCACTTTCGTTTCTACTGGACTCACAGAGGAATCCTGCTTTGGTTTGATTTTCAGATAATTGATTAGTGCTTTGAACATTTGTGTTCTCCTCGTTTAATTTGATTACATAACCGTTTTTAAATGGCATAACTGTACCATTAATTGTGTGCGCTTCTTTAGCAGCTGCACGGCGCAACATGAAAGTTCTTACCTTACCACTTCTATCGGTGAGATATTTGGGTTTCTTTTCTTCGATGAAATTATCTAAATCAACTTCATCAATTGCATTACCCAACAATAAAACATTTAATGAATTTGAATCTGATAGTGTATAACTTTCACTCAACATTAATTCAAATTCTTCGTTGATCTTTGGTTTCTCTAATTCAACAGGAGTTAGTCGGTCATGTACCGAGCGATAGGTTACTTTACCTTGTTTACCATATCTACCAAATCCATAATAGTCTAATCCTAACTTCTTAGCTTCATCAGATGCTTTAGAAGATGGATGTGCCATCTTAACTTCTTTTGTTTTATCAACTTTAAGTAAATCTTTTCTTTCTAACTCAGAAGAAATCCATGCTTTAGATGTTTCTGTTTTTGCAGGTTTAGATGTAAACTTTTGCATCTTCTTATAAATGTCATCAAGTTCTTCTTTTTTAGCTTTGACAACATCAGGTGCAGCATTTCTTAAATCTTCAGAATTATCAAACTCAACATAGTTGTCTTTAAACATCTCTGCATACTTGGCACGGGAGTTTTGTGATTCTTGCCATTTTTGTTTTCGAACTTCTTCTGGTACTGTACGACCACCACGCTGGCCTCTCTCAATATTTCTTTGCATAGAAACATCGTCAGCCGTATTGACCATCACCATTGAAGATTCGTAACCCAATTCTTCTAATCTATTTTTAATCTTAGCAATTTTTTCAACATCATCACCAGTACCATTGATGATTAAACCATTGCGACCATAGATTGCAAGACGCTGGCGTAATTCAGTCATACTCTTGGCTTTACCACGAACTAGATCACGCTTAGTTCTTTCAGAAGTAGGCATTGTCTTATCAAGGCCTTTTTTATCCATCAGATACTCTAATGCTTTATCAGAATTGAGTTCTGTTAATCCATGGCCAGCAAGAGTGTTATCCAAAACATAGTCTTTACCAGAACCTGGACCACCTGCTAAAAATACTACTTTGAAAATGGCTTTGTCGTGTACACCTTCGTTTAGAATTTCTTCAAACTCATCATCGATTGATTCTTTTAAACTTAGGCCTTTGCGTACATCATTAAACATTTCTCTTGCATGTTCGTGTGACATGGACGATGGAACACCTTTTTTGAATTGCGTAAATTTGTTATTTGTAGCATGGTCACGCATTTTACTTGCGGACATACCTGATACACCTTCGGCATCAGGATCTCGTTGACCGGCAGAATGTACAGTAATCTTCTTAAAATTGAATAACGCACCTTTTTGTTTTCCGTTATACTGTGCCAATTTCTTTTTGTATTCTGGTACACGATCAGAACCAGCAACCATGTGTAAATGAGTTACACCTTGTTTGTGTAGTTTAGCTGCATGTTGTAGAAATGTAGGGTGTTCTTTTGTTGATACTGAAAAGTTGGTGCCTGGAAATGCTCGTTCAGCATGCTTCAGTTTTTGAGCACCAGATAATGGATTCTTTTGTGAATCTTGAGTATGGGAGAGTACAATGTGGTGAGAACCACCAACATCGTGTGCTAAGTCTTTTACTGTTTTGACTAATTTTTCATGGCCACTAGTAATTGGGTTCATTCGCCCAAATGCTAATACCGCATGTTCTTCCTTTTGCTCTTGCAAAAAGTCTATGAATTTCATATCTCCGCCTCTACAGCAGTTAAGTTTATCGTGTATTTATAATACTTTGTACTTGTGTTACATGATCTGTACATAATCCAAAAAATGTTTTTTTAAGTGCATTTTCTAGTGACCATTTCTGTTCAGGCATTACACCAATACATAACGAACCGACTGGTTCTTTTCCTGGATATGCCCAAGTGTAACCAAAATTGGTCATAGTATAGTCATCAGTATCATGCCAAAAGCAATTTAATTTTCTTGTTTTTAAAGCAATATTGAGAGCCTCATAGTCTTTACAATGTACCCATAACCAATCTCTATTATCTAAAAGATAATCAATATCAATTTCATACTGCGGTTCATCGTGTCCCAAATAAAGTCGATTGTTATGGCATCTTAAATCAATTTCAACTGGAATTGCTAACGACTTTACATGGTCAATTTTTTCTGGACTATTTTCAGAGAATAGGTCCGGTCCATCTAAATTACCACGATGTGAGATTAGTATCATAAGTTGGTTATAACTCCCATATTTTCACCTCTTGGATAAGGTAATTTGATTTCAATGTCTTTACCAAAAACTTTTTTAATATGATCGTGTACTTCTTTTGTGCAGCTCCAATCATAAATGTCATGAAATACAAATACGAATTTATCGGCTAAATGTGGTTTGATTGCATCAATATCTTTAATCATTTGCCCCTCAAAATGACCAGCATCAAGAAAAACAAAATCTAATTTATCTGTATGGTGTTTTGTAATTACAGAATCAACATCAATTGGTGACCAACCAATCTCAGCAAACATGGTGTTCTGTAATTCAAATTTTTCAATCAAATATTTTACACTCTTGTATCCATCCGATTTATCATAAACTTCTCGTTCAAACTTTTCATATGTGCCAGCATTACCACATTTTTCTTCAATGTAGGCATCCATAGTAACAAATTTACCACCAGTCTTTTTAAATGCAGTACCAATGGCACTACCTGAAATACCAAACGCAGTAGCAAGTTCAAAACCTCTTTGCAAATTATTATCTACAATGATGTTATGTAAAAAATCCCATTCTTCTTGCATGATACTTAATGGTACTCCGTGGCCAACCATCTTGATATGACCACGACCACTCTTTTCGTATTTTACGGGACCATCATTAAATTCTAAAATAGTATCAAGCATTTTTATCCAATTCTACATAAGCACCTTTTGGTGTGTGCATTAATGTTTTGTTAATGTTAAACTCTTTCCATGCAAAACCTAGATTTTTGATATGTTGCTCAGTAATCACATGAGGACATAATAGTTTAGTTTGTGCATAGAGTGGTGCGATAAAACAAATTACCTTACTGAAGAACATCATCTGTGCCAAATTACCAACTTGCATTAGGTCACCTGTACCTTGGCCAAGATGGTTTTTATGCATGATAGTATAGAATGTATTAGGTTCAAACTCAGGTAAGTCCTCATGGAACAACATGTCAGGTCTCATTCGAATTACCATGTCATAATTGTTCTGTAATTGTGCAACATGTTTTTCAACCAAAGACATACCTTGGTGCAACTTGTAATACATCGAGAGTATATTTTTTGGACGATGTGCAAAGTTCTCAAAGTATTCACCACATTGTTCAAAGTGTTTGTTGAAATCTTTCCAATATTCTTTAACAAAATAAAGTGGTTTGTAAGTATCAATCACTTCTTGATCTATGATCTCAGGTGCACCTTCATAGATGCCTGTTTCATTTTGTTTATCGCCAGGAATCCAATAAGCTTCATCATCCCAAGTATGAATGAAAATATCAGGATTGTAACGATCAATAATCTTTTCTTTAAAATTAGGATACACCTGTTTCCAACAACGCAGGTGTCCTGTCAATACAACGGCTACTTTCATTTACGATTCTCCAAGAAATAATTTAAGTCCTCTGGAGTTCCAATACCCCACATTTTCTCAATCTGTTTAACACGAACTTTCTTACCATCACCAATAGCTTCGTTGAATACAGGACAAACATAGAATTCATTATTAGTACGAATGTTCTTTGCAATCATTTGTTCTGCATACTTAACATAGTCGGAACCTTTTTTCCAAAAGTATACACCAACTGTTGCATTATCAGAGATAGGTTTTTTCTCTGCGACTTCAGATACAAATCCATCATCACCAATTTTTGCATATGACCATTTTGGATGGGTTGCTTTGAATGTTAAAATACCACCATCGATTGCATCAGCATTAAAGGCGTACATACATTCGTTTGAATTCCATTCTACAAACTGATCTGAGTTTGCCATGACTAAAGGTGCATCGTTGTCAATAAATTCTTTTGCAAGTAAAGTGGTACAGGCTGCACCTTCTGTTAGACCTTCTACTTGTACAATCTTACAATTTGGTGCAATTAGATTAAGTAGATATTTTAAATTATATTTTTCGTAATGATCTTTTTGCACAATAAAGATATAGTTGGCTTCAATATTCAAATTCTCAACTACAACTTGAATCATTGGTTTACCATGCACTTCGATCAATGGTTTAGGGAAGGTATAACCTGCCTGAGAAAACCTAGAACCGGCACCTGCCATTGGGATCAATACATTTAATTTTTTATCTCGCCAAGGAATTAAAGAACTATTCTCTTGTGTCTTTTCAAATTCGTTTATTTTATCCATAAATTTAATTCCATTTAAATCATTTGCGTTCTCGACTGGATAAAGTATTGCACCAGAATCGATGGCACCTTGTCGGCCAATGTGACTATCTTCAACAATAATTGTATTTTTTGGTAGTGTGTTTAAGGCTGTCATACATTTCCAATACATTTCAGGAAATGGTTTAGTCCGTTTCACATCTTCATTACTTACAATGTAATCAACATCACCAAGAATACCTATTGTATTAAGTGCAATGCGAATTGTTTCACGAATAGAATTACTAGCAACACCAACTTTCCATCCTTTTTTCTTTAATTCTTCAATGATATATTTGGCAGTATTATTTGCTGGCAACTTACGAATCAAATCAAAGGTGGCATTTTGTTTGTCTTGCCAAATTTGATTGAAGTACTTACGATCTAAACCTTTTTGTTCAGATAATAGTTCGAGTTTACGAGTAGTATTTAAACCATCATAAGTACTCAAATGTTCTTCACGACTAATGACAAACTCTTGGCCAACTTTTCTTAAAGCCTCATTCAATGCATCATAATGTAATTCTCTCGAATCAATCAAAACACCATCGAGATCAAAGATAACAAGTTTATTGGGCATCTCGGTGTACCTTATTATGTTTCACAATTGATTTGCCATTACATTTCCAATTTGCACTTGTACGCATACGCAAAGACCATTCTACATCTTCAGCAGTACCCCAAGTCATTTCTTCATTCATAGGAAACTTTTTATAAAAATCTTTTTTGACGATCATGTAACCACCAGATTGGTACATGCAATTGGTGTGTGACCATTCATCATAAGGCATAGCAGTATATCGTGGGAAAATAGGAGAGTCCCAAACAACCCAATCGGTGAAGTGTCGTTTGCCATTAATCAGTAATTGTGCGTTACTGCAAACATCCCAATCATCACCAAACTCTAAAAAGTTTTTATACCAATCTTTATCAAAGGTATAATAGTCATGCATGATAACTACATTATCATACTTTGCGGAATCTACAAGAACATTTTTCTTGCGAGTAATCCATCCTTCTTTTTGGCTTTCATCGAAAACAATGGTATCTTTAAATGCATCGGTTTTAGGACCAATTAAAAGAATTTCATATTCAGGAATGTTTAATGCTTTAATTGAATCTATTACTTCTTGAATTTGTTTGTTATCTTCATATAATGTTAAAATTCCAAAACTAAATTTCATGTTAACCCCAATATGTCATCTACTGTGTGTCTAATTAAATGGTTGTGTATCAAATACTCATATGCATTTTCTGTTTTTTCTGTATTTCTCAATGATTTATATTCTTTCATATAATTCAAAAGTTCTTCATCATTGTCATATGTAAATCCGTAATCACTCATCAAACTTGCACCAGCAATATTTCTTGCAGCCCATGGTGTGCGATTTAACATGGATTCTAAAAGAACTAAACCAAAACCTTCTTTGTGAGAGTGCATAATATAAAGGTCAGCTTCACTAATCGCAGACATTACATCGTTACGATCCTCAATCATTAATGGTTTTACAAATTCTGATTCTTTTGGCATAATATTGTGGCGATTATCATAACCAGTTAATACCAAAGTAATGTCATCTCTACCAACTTGATTGAATGTATCAACCAATTCATGCATAGCTTTGTTTGGCCAATAACCACCGCAAGACAAAAACATATATTTGGTTTTGATTCCATATTTCTCACGGAAACCTGGCATGCCAGTAGAAATCTTTTCATCAATACCATGACGGATGCGTTTTGATTTATATCTAAGTGTATGGTAAGTTACATAATTCCAATCTTCTTTTGTCGAACAACCAATGTATCTAACATGTTGCACGGCAAATTTATAGGTTTCACTTTCAGAAGGTACAATCAACATGAATAATATTGGTGATTCGATTCTATTTGAAAGTTTTAAAACAGCGTCTTGTAAACCCACATTACCACCATGAACAACAATCAAATCAAATTTTTGACTGAAGATTGTACCATCGCTTGTAACTTTAACACCGTTTAGATCACCTTTATGTTCACCAGCAAATACTGTAACATC